TGGTTTCTCACACTTACAAGATACAACTACAATACAATTCATTTCTAGAAAAAATGGAGCAGGTGTATCTTTTGATATGTTAGACACAGCAGGTGGATCTACTTTTACTATGTTAGATTCTACTATCGCTACACAAACAGCTACAGTACAGGCGATCCCAGCTAACTCAGTTAGACTAGGATTCCAATACCAACCAGCTGGAAGTGAAGTAGGTGTTACTGCGAATCAATTTAAATTGTACCTAAACGGTAATGCTGTTGGAGTACAAGCCGCTACAACTGTACCAGATGATATTGCATTAGAAATAAATATCATGGGTGCACACAAAGGAACAAATGCTAATCATTTAGTAGTTGATTACTTTAACACAATCCAGTCTAGAGTAGCTGGAACAGGTGTAAGCGCGTAATACAAATAATTAAAGTGCTCCTTCGGGAGCACTTTTAATAAGGAGAAACATTATGTCTATAGGCGGCGGAGGATCATTTTCAAGTGATCAAACAACGTTACAAAAAGATACTGGTGCTATATCACTGTTAAGAGCAGGTAGAGCTAGAATTACTTCTATTCAAGGTAGAGGTGAAGCAGGTTCTGTTTTACTTTTACATGATTCAGCTACAACAGGTGGTGCAGGTGCAGGTAACTTAGTAGCAACTTTTAAATATGATACTGAAGGTTTAGCAGTTTATGTTCCAGGTTCTGGAATTCTTTGTAAAGATGGAATTTGTGCAACCTTAACACAAACAGGTGGATCTGACGGAAGCGTTACGTTAACTATTACAGGAGCGTAGTATGTCTAACACTACCTCTGGTTCTTATGTTTTTGATAAGAACCTTGGAATCGATGAAATTATTGAAGATGCATACGAACGTATTGGTATGCAAGGTGTTTCTGGTTATCAATTAAAAACTGCGAAACGATCTTTAAATATTTTATTTTCTGAATGGGGTAATAGAGGTTTACATTTTTGGGAAGTAAAAAATCAAAATGTATCTTTAGTAGATGGTCAAGCAGTTTATACTTTCTTTAGATCACCATCTGACGGAGCTTCAGATGGTATTTCAACTACTTTATCTGCGGGTATAAATTCTAGTGTTGCAACTATTGGAGTTGCTTCTGTTACTGGAATGCCGACAACAGGTGGGATCATAACAATTGGAACTGAACAAATTACTTATTCAGGTATTTCATCATTAAATTTAACAGGGTGTGTTAGAGGTGTTAATGGCAGCACGGCTGCAACTCACACTACTGGTGATGCTGTTCTACAATTTCCAAACGGCATGACTGATATACAAGAATTAAATTATAGAGTTGCGTCCACAAATGTAGATACACCAATGACAAAAATTAGTAGATCACAGTATCAAGGATTTTCTAATAAAACTTCAAAAGGTTTACCTACACAATATTGGGTTCAAAGATTTATAGATAAGGTTACAGTTACTTTATATCTAACACCAGGTACTTCACAAGCCGGTGATTTTATAAATTTTTATTATACAAAAAGAATTGATGATGTAGGTGCTTATACAAATGCAAGCGATGTGCCATATAGATTTGTACCTTGTATGATTGCAGGTTTGTCTTACTATTTAGCTGTAAAGTACGCACCACAAAGAGTTCAAGAATTAAAATTATTGTATGAAGATGAATTGTTAAGAGCAGAGGACGAAGACGGTTCTTCTAATTCTACTTACATCTCACCTAAAATTTATTATCCGGGTATTGGTTAATGACTACTTTTTCGCAAGGTAAATATGCTTTAGCTATTTCAGATAGATCAGGCATGGCTTTTCCATATAACGAAATGGTTAGAGAATGGAACGGTGCCCTGGTCCATGTTTCAGAGTACGAGCCTAAACAACCACAGTTAGATCCTAAACCAACAAGTGCAGACCCACAAGCTTTACAAAGAGCAAGAACTGCAAGAACAGAATTTCCAACAGAAGATTTTCTACCCGAAAATCCTCTTGTGACCGCATCTAATACTACATTAAAAATTAATTTTCCAAATGGTGATTTACAAGTAAATGATTTTATTAGATTAAGAAATGTTAAATCTCCGGTAGGTTCTCTTTCTATATCTACTTTACAATTATCTACAACTTTAAATGAAACATTAACTGATTCGGATACTACAATTACTTTAAGCGATGTATCAGCGCTTCCAACATCAGGTTTTATTGTAATAGAAAAAGTAAATAGCACAACAGGAATTTATGAAAATGAAGTTATTGAGTACACTGGAAAATCTTTAAATACTTTAACAGGATGTACTAGAGGAACAAGTGCACCTTACAGAGGGGTTAGTCCTGTAAATACAACAGCAACTTCTCATGCAATTGGAGCAAAAGTATTTGGAGGTTATAAAGTAGAATCTTTAAATGAAACATCAGTTCCAAGCACGGGTCAACCATCTACAACTACACAATTTGATGGTATAAATGTTACGACCATTACTGCACTAAGCACAGAAACAGGAGGCGGTTTTCAGTGTACAATTGGACCGATAAATGATAGAGCTTAATTATGGCTGGATATACATACTCAACTTTAACAGATGATATTAGAAACTACACGGAAGTAGACTCCAGTGTTTTTACTGCTGCTGTTATAAATAGATTTATAGAAAACGCTGAGTTTAGAATCAACATAGATCTTCCTATGGATTCTGACAGATTTCAAGATAATGGTCAATTTGCACAAAATTTTAATACTATTACAGTTCCTACAAAAGCTTTATTTATAAGAGGTGTTCAAGTTTTTAATTCTACAACATCAGATACGGACCAAGGTTTTTGGTTAGAAAAAAAAGATCAAACTTATATTACTGAATATGTAGGAGAAGCTACAGGTCCTGTTGGGGATAGAACAGCTCAGGATGTAAAAGGTTTACCTAAGTATTATGCTATGTTTGGTGGAGCTACCACAGGTGTTGACTCTGCTACATCTGGCGCTTTATTTGTTGCACCTACTCCAGATCAAAATTATAAATACACTATTTATTATAATGCTCAACCAACTGGGTTAGAGACTAATACCTCTGGAACTTATGTAAGTAATTATTTTCCACAAGGGCTCTTATATGCTTGTTTAGTAGAAGCTTTTGGTTTTTTAAAAGGTCCAATGGAAATGTTGACATTATATGAGAATAAGTATAAAACTTCACTACAACAGTTTGCAGGTATGCAACTTGGAAGACGAAGACGAGATGATTATACTGACGGAACAGTTAGAATACCAGTCAAGTCGCCGTCGCCGTAATTAGGAGATAAAATTTTATGACTATAACATCAGCAATATGTAATTCTTTTAAAGTAGAAATTTTACAAGGTGGTCACAATTTTAATGATGCTAGTGGTGCACCTACAGGTAATGCATTTAAGATAGCTTTATTTTCAAGTGACTCAGCTTCATTAAGTAAATCAACAACTGTTTACACCGCTCCCGCATCAGCTAACGCAGTTCCAACTAACACGCTAGAAGTTAGTCAAAGTCAAACTGACGGAGGCGCGTCAAACACTGGTTATACTGCAGGCGGAGCAGCATTAACAGCATCAGCTGATCCAGTTTTATCTACGGACACAGCATGTGTAAAATTTAATGATGTTAGTTTTACTTCAGCTACATTTACAGCAAGAGGTTGTTTAATTTATAATTCAACAGCAGTTACAGGATTCACAACAAACAGATCAGTATGTGCAATTAATTTTGGCGCAGACAAAACTGTAACAAGTGGGACATTCACAGTTCAATTTCCAGCACAGACAGCAGGAAACGCAATCGTACAGATAGCATAGGAGGGTCACCGTGCCCGACGTTTCATCAGGATGGGGCCGATTAACCTGGGGACAGGCTAATTGGAACGAAGCCACAGTTTTAAAACAAGGTTGGGGTGCAAAGTCTTGGAATGATGGTGAGTGGGGAGATTTATCTGATGAAAATGTTATACTTACCGGTGTATCAGCTCAAAGTGCTGTAGGAAGTTTAGATGTACAAGTACAACCAGGTTGGGGTACTTTATCATGGGGTGTAAATGGTTGGGGTTCTGTTGAAGAAGCAACAGAAACTTTACCAGGTTTCAGTTTAACATCTGCAGTAGGAAGTTTAACTGTAGCAGACCAAGCAATGGGTCTTACTGGTTTATCTGCAACAACTGCAGTAGGTTCACTAACTGCAAGCGGAAGTTTATCATTAACTTTATCTGGTTTAAGTTTACAATCTAGCCCTGGTTTATTATCTGTTGACGATCATTCAGTAGGACTATCTGGTTTATCAGCTCAAAGTGCTGTAGGAAGTTTAACTCCAGCAGATGTAATAGGTATCTCTGGTTTATCAGCTCAAACAGCTGTAGGAGAAATAACTATTTCATCTAACCCTGTTTATTTATTAACAGGTGTTTCAGCTACAAGTGCAGCAGGTTCATTAACAGTAGAAAACATAACTCCAGCATTGTTAACTGGTCAGTCAGCTACAAGTGCTGTAGGTGCTCTTACTACAACTCAATTGTCTATAGCTAATTTAGATGGCTTAGGTCAAACAGCCACTACAAGTGTAAATGCTGACAAGCTTATATTAAAATATTATGGAAAAATTGATCCTAAAACTAGTACGGGATATTCAACTAAAACACCAAAAAATACCACAGGATATACAACCAAAACTCCTGCATAATTATGTTTGACTTAAAACTAAATAACCAATATAAATACTTAAAACTAGGAGATTAATAAAGATGGCTTCAACATACACCCCTCTCGGTATAGAACTAATGGCTACTGGCGAAAACGCTGGTACATGGGGAACAAAAACAAACGCAAACTTAAACCTTGTTGAACAATTAGCAGGTGGATTTAAAACATTATCTATCGCAGGTGGTGCACAAACTACAGCTTTAACAGTTGCTGATGGTGCATTAACTGGAACAGCTCAAGCTAGAATGATTGAGTTCACAGGTTCTATTTCAGGAAGTCAAATCGTAACTATTCCAAACGACGTAGTAAACTTTTATATTTTAAAAAATGGAACTTCTGGTGCACAAACAGTTCAATTTAAATATGCATCAGGTTCTGGTGATACTTTTACTTTTGCAACAGGTAATAAAGGAACTGCATTATTATTCGCTTCAGGAAACCCTGATACAACAAACCCAAAAATAATTGAAATTCAAACGGGTGGAGATGTTGTAGATGATACATCACCTCAACTAGGTGGTAACTTAGACACTAACGATTTTAACATTGCCTTTGATGATGCTCACGGAATCATTGATGAAAATGGTAATGAACAATTAATATTTCAAACAACAGGTTCAGCAGTCAATCAATTTGATATAACAAACGCTGCAACTGGTAACCCGCCTAAAATATCAGCAACAGGTGGTGACTCAAATATTGATTTAGATTTAGAAGCAAAAGGAACAGGTCATTTAACTGTTAGAGGTAATACTAATGCTGGTGCTATTCAATTAAATTGTGAATCTAATTCACACGGACAACAAATAAAATCACAACCTCATTCAGCTGGTGTAACTAACGTTATGTTATTACCTGCTGGAGCTGATTCAACTCTAGTATCTTTAGTATCTACAGATACTTTAACAAACAAAACTTTAACTTCACCAAAAATTAATGAAGATGTAGCAGTAACTTCAACTGCAACAGAAATAAATTACTCCGATCTTGCAACATTAGGTACTACAGCTGCTTCAAAAGTATTTACAGCAGATGCTAACAATTTTACAAAAATTACTGGTGCTGTAGCAAACGAAGAAGCAACATTAACAGATCAATCAACTATAGCTTGGGATGTAGTAGCTTCTCCAGTTGCAAAAGTAACTTTAGCTGGAAACAGAACTATATCTGCACCTTCTGGATCAACTCCTATTGCCGGTCAATTTATTGCAATAACAGTTATTCAAGATGGTTCAGGATCAAGAACTTTAACATGGAACTCTACATACGAATTTACGGCTGACACAGCTCCAACATTAACAACAACTGCTAGCAAGGCGGATTTATTTGTTTTTAAATACAATGGATCTAAATGGTTAGAAACTGGTAGAAATCTTAACTTAACAATATCATAGGAATATTATGTACGCATTAGTAGAATCAGGATCAATTACAAAATACTTCAATAACCCTAAAGGATTTACTTTAGGGGATATACAATACCCAGCTGACATTTTTATGAAATGGTCTGTTGAAGAAAAAGAAGCAATTGGTATTTATGAAGTAGTCTTTGATAATAGTAATAAAAAAGATGAAAAATGGTATATTAATACTAATCAATCTTTTGTTTTTGCCGATGGAAAAGTTACAGCTTCATACGGAACTGCAACACCTAAATCACATGTAGATACAACAGACACAATTAATGGAGTTGAATCAACTACACCAGGTCTTAAAACAAATTTAATTAAAAATTTAAAAATAAATGTTTCAAATGAATTAGCTAAAACTGATTGGTATATTATTAGAAACACAGAAAAATCTACAGCAATCCCTAGTAATATATCTACTCACAGAGATGCAGTTAGAACTAAACAAGCAGAAATGGAAACTGCAATTATTAATGCAAGCGATACTGCAGCACTTGAAACTTTACACACATACACAGAACAAGAAGACGGTTCTTTTACAAGACCACTGGGCGAATTACCAAAACTGGAGTCATAATCCATGCCAATAATTTTACCAGCAAACTCTGCAGCATCAGGAGATTTTGAAGCAGCTAACTCATGTAGGTTTGATAGAAGTAGTACTGATTTTTTAAATAAAACATTAGGTACTCCGACAAATGTTGACAAAGCTACTTTTTCAACTTGGGTAAAATTTGTTGAAGATACTTCTAGTGGAAATGACGCTACTCTTTTTGGAGTTCTTGAAGACGGAAATAACACAACTTATATTCAATTACTAGGTAGTAAAGTTATAAGATTAAATATGAGAGAAAGTACAAATTACATTGGTGTTCTTACAACTAATAGAGTATTTAGAGATCCCTCAGCATGGTATCATATAGTGGTTGCTTTTGACACAACGCAAGGAACAGACAGTAATAGAATTAAATTATATGTAAATGGAGTTCAAGAAACTTCTTTTAGTACAGCAACTTATCCCTCACAAAATACAGATTTAAGATTTAATACAAGTGGTCAAGTTTTTAATATAGGTAGAAGAGGAGATAGTGTAAATCTTTTAGATGGTTATTTAGCTGAAACAGTATTTATTGATGGACAACAACTAGACCCAACATCATTTGGAGAATTTGACGAAGATAGTGGAATATGGAAACCAAAAAATGTATCTGGTTTAACATTTGGCAACAATGGATTTTATTTAGATTATGAAGATAGTAGTAATTTAGGTAATGATGTTAGTGGTGGAACAGATTTAACAGTTAATAACCTTACAGCAATAGATCAATCTACTGATACTTGCACAAATAATTTTGCAACATGGAATGCTTTATTTAGAAAAGGAACTTCAACACCAGCTTTTTCTAATGGTAATTTAACATCAACTTTTGATGATGGTGGTGCTAATGAA